CCAGTTCTTAACTTCACCGTTAAGCATCATCATTTTTACTCGTTCTTGTTTCTCTTCAACTATTTTTAATAGTTTATAAGCAAAATCTATAGTGTCAATAGTTTCTCTCCTTTACCCACCGAAAAAGTCGGTTGAGTACCGCAATGGATCGTTTGGATCGTCTTTAATAAGTTGCCCATCAATACCGTATCTGTACCCTGGTGGTGGGCCCTTGCGCGGTGGGTCCTTGTGCGGTGGCAGAGGATAGGGTTCTGGAGTAAGGGGTTCTGGAACAGGCTCAAAATATTTTTGGTTTATTCCGGAAGGGTATAGCCCGGATTGAGTTGTTACTGGAATAGTGTAGTCATACTCTGAAGCGTCCCCTAAATCTAGTCCGCTTATTCCACTCCCTGTGGCTGCTCCCGTTGACACGCCTCCGCTAAAAGGGGTTGTCCCTCCAAACTGTTCCGTGCCCATAATATCGTAAGGGCTCACCGATCCGTACGGGTTTGAATAATCCGTATAGGGTGTATAACTGGTTGGAATCGTGTAATTAGGTGTTGGCACCGGATCAGTGGGTGTTGTCTCACCGCCAGTTGTTGTCCCACCACCACCGGTCGCTTGCAGAGCTGCGGCTATTGCAGAGCTAATTGATCCGCCTTCCCCTAAAGCAGCGTCCAATGCCGCTTGTACTGAAGAGTCAACGCCTTCTTGTCCTAGATATCCTGACTCTGACATCAAAGTATTAATTTGATCCGCTGTCATATAGCCTGAATCCAATAGCGCTTGAATATCTTCCTGAGACATTCCCTCTATGCCCGTCTCTCCTGTTTGAGAGGCGGCGATTGCATCCGCAATCATTTGTTGGATGGTGGCTGAGTCTATGACTCCTCCTGTGGCGTCGGCAATCATTTGCTGGATTTGTTCTGGGGTCATTCCATTAGCCAAACCCTCAGTAATCATCTGTTGTATTTCAGCTTCGGTTAATCCGCCCAAAGATTCAAGCGTGGCTTGTGCATCCGTGATCATTTGCTGGATGGTGGCTGAGTCTATGACTCCGCCTGTAGCGTCGGCAATCATCTGTTCTATTTGTTCTGGTGTTAAGCCGTCTTTGAGCCCTTGGGTAATCATGTCTTGTATCTGTTCTTGGGTTAGTCCGCCCAAAGATTCAAGAGACGCCTGTGCATCCGTGATCAGAGTTTGTATTTCTTCTGGAGTTAGGTTTCCGCCTGTAGCGTCGGCAATCATCTGTTCTATTTGTTCTGGGGTCATTCCATTAGCCAGACCATCAGTAATCATCTTTTGTATCTGTTCTTGGGTCAGTCCGCCCAGGGCTTCAAGAGAGGCTTGTGCCTCCGTAATCATGTCCTGAACAGTAGCTGAGTCTATGACTCCGCCTGTGGCATCATTAATCATGGTTTGTATGTCTTCCGGGCTCATTCCATTAGCCAGACCTTCAGTAATCATCTTTTGTATTTGAGATTCGGTTAGTCCACCTAGAGCCTCAAGAGACGCCTGTGAGTCTGTGATCATCTTTTGTATTTCGGCCGGGTCCATAGGACCACCATATTCCTCAATCATTTCTAGCACAGCTTCCGCACTCATCCCCTTAGCAAGTCCGTCATCAATCATCTGTTGAACCACGTCTGCCGTCATATACTGACTCAGGTCCGTGTTAGGCATGAAATCCTTTCCCCATACTTCCATGGCGTCGCGTAGTTGATCATCTATACTAAAACCCTGCATGGCTGCTGCTATAGCTGCGTCCATATCTCCTGTTTGAGCGTAGCCACTTAAATCGGGTGCCTCTTGTTTGGCAAACGCTGCGTCGATCATCTCTTGGATGTCTCCTGTTTGAGCGTACCCACTTAAATCGGGTCCCGCTTGTCCGGCAAGCGCTGCTTCAATGGCTTTCTCTATGTCTCCCTGTTCAGCATAGCCGCTTAAATCGGGTCCTGTTTGTCCGGCAAGCGCCGCTTCAATGGCTGACTTTATGTCCCCCTGTTGAGCATAGCCGCTTAAATCGGGTCCTGTTTGTCCGGCAAGGGCGGCTTCAATTGCGGTGTCTATGTCTCCCTGTTGAGCGTACCCACTTAAATCGGGTGCGGCTTGTTCGGCGAGCATTTTTTTGACTAAGGCTTGAATTTCTTCGGGACCCATTCCTTGAGAAAGAGCCTCATCTATCATAGCCTGAATTTCATCAGCCGAAGGGCCTCCTTGTAGGTCCCCAAGTTTAGAGCCCTTATCCCCTTTAGGCGGATCATATAAAGGATCATCAAAAGGGTCTTCGTAAGAAATCGGCATTATTTTCCTTTAGGTTGGTTCATTTTTTCACGGGAGATAGAGGCTCTGAGCGCTGCGATGTCTTCCTGACTTCGCATCTTCTCTTCGTCGGTTTCTTCCCTTACTTCCATCTTTTCTCGCTCAAGAGCTAATTTATCTTCAGCGATACGTTTATCGTCTTCGTTCTCTTGTGATCTTATCATAAGTTCCTGTTGTTTCAATTCCAAAACACCTTCGTTATCTTGAGGAAGGTTCATTACTTCATTGATCCTCGGCATAAGTTCTTCCAATAGGTCCGCTTCAACCTGGGACTTCAATTGTTCCCTAAGAGGGTTAGGCGGCATAGGTTGTGGTGGCATCCCGCCTTGTTGAGCCATCATTTGTTGTTGCTGCATCATCTGCTGTTCTTGCATCAGTTGTTGTTGTAATTGCGGGTCCTGCTCTGCTAACTGCTGTATTTGTTGTTCCGCTATTTCCTCTGCTTTAAAAGCAACGTGTTGAAAAATGTCGGTTAGTAAAGAGGTGGCTACAGGAGGGTTCATAGACGCCATCGGGTTTTCTAAAAACGTAATATGTGATTCGATATGCGCATCATGGTCCTGATCCGGGAACGCCTGCAAAGGGGCACCCATCAAAGCTGCTGCATTTTCCAGTGCCGGACTTGTCGGTTGTGGTGGCGGTGGATCAGGTAAGAGTAGCGTTTCAATGTTCTGTGAACCAAGGGCCGTGTACATTCGACGATAGGCCTCTTTAATATTATGTATGTCTGGATTGCTTTGCACCAGTTGCAGTTCTTGTTGCGCCAAAGAAATTCGTTGGGCAAAAGAGAAAAAGTTTGGATCAGAGACCGGAATAACATCAACACGACCATCAAAGTCTTGTTGCTTGATCATTTGGTCTCCACCAACTACTTGATAAGGATACTCTGGTGGAAGGAACTCTGAGAACACTCTGGCTAATATTCTAAATTCTGTTTTTTGGGCATAGTGCAATCGTTTGTGGACCGCGGACATGACCTTGGTCCCCTGTTCAAGAAGTGCCAAAGTGGTACCAACAGCCGCCTGTTCATTGCCCTCACCCACCTGCATGTCGGTCACAGCAGCAAAACGTTGTCCGGCTTCAACACAAAAACCCATTAATTGAAATAAAGTAGCGCTTGGTTCTTTATAAGGTAGCGGCATCAAGGAATCTTTTAAAGCTCCGCCGGGTGCGTCTACGTCTCTAAATTCTCCGGGTTCTAAAGGGGTTTCATCATCTCTTATTCTTATGCCCCGAGCTTTAAAACCAGCGGGGAGATTGGCCAGGGTTCCTGCGTCTATGAGTTGTCTGAGGGCCGCTGTTGCGGTTCTGGAGAGTCCCCCGATCATGTGAATTAAACCAAAGCCGTAGAAACCCAGTCCTGGGAGAAATTTGTAGTGTACAAAATAAGGGATTTTCCTTTTTTGTGCGTCGTCTTCATAATAGTTACGTCGAATGGATAAAACCTGACTTGAGGTTCTATCAATAGTGATAATAAACGGTAGGTGTAACCCATCAGGGTCTTCAAAGCCCACCAGTTCCATGGCCACATGAAACTCTAGAAGTTCGTACATCGTGTCATTGCCCGAACCGCTAATGCCTTCTAGTTCTTCTACCTTATCTTGGGTAACTGTTTGAGTGGTGGTGTAGGTTGGAGTAATTTCAATGTCTCTATAAAATCCGGACAATTGTTGATTGCGGATTTCGTTGTAGGTCATCTTTACAATATGAGTGATTCTTGTGCAGGTTCCCAAATCGCTGGCCGCATACGGCACCACTAAATCTTCGACCGGAACAAAACGGCTCACGGCCCGTTGAAGACTGGTGTCATAATAAACTTTCTTAAACGCTGATCCGGCCAACGGTAAATAGAACAACAATTGATCCATTTCCGGCGTGTATTCTTCCATGACCGTTGTGATCTCGTAATTCATAAACTCACGCACACGATCAGCTTGCGCTTCTACTTCAGGGGTCGCCAGACCGAGGACCTCGGTTTTTACCGGTCCTTGAGCGGGCAGTAGTTCTTTAAAGGCTTGGGCTTGAAATTGAGTAACGGATTCTGCTAATAATGGGTGGGTTACGCCACTTGCACCAGGGAACGGTCGATCACGGTCTTCGTATTTAAACCCGAGAAGATCCAGTCCTTTAACGTAAGCGTCTTCCCATTCGTCCCGACTCATGCGGTCTTCTTCAAAATCACCG